TCTTCAAACCTATCCAGGTGATTTATTGATTTCTGGAAGACATGGTAATACAATAAGATTAGGTGGTACCAAACATAAATTTAACACACTAACAGAAGAAGCAGATAATGGTAAACCTTTCATTATAGTAAAGAACAATATGAAGGAACCAGATGATGGAACCACTCTTTCATCTGAAGATATCAATGAAGACGGTTCTTCTATTTATATGGTTTCAGATCATACAGTCCCACTTATTGAAGCAAACACAACTACTAATTCCTGGAAAGAACCGGCTGAACTTGCTAGTAACTATAAAGGAGATCAAGTATTAATAAATGGAGGTAGATTATTCTTTAATGCTAAAGAAGAAGGTGCATTTATAGCAGCTGATAGTTATATTGGACTAGCATCTAAAGAGGTACATATAGACGGAGATAATATGGTTTCCTTAGATGGAAAGAAAATATACCTAGGCACCGTAGCTTTAAACAGAGAAGACGAACCAGTACTAAAAGGGCAAACCACTCAAGACTGGTTATCAAATCTAGTTGATAATTTGGATACTCTACTACAAACATTAAGTAAACCAGCACCACCACCGGCATACGTTGCAACTGCTGTAGCAACAGCGACATCATTATTACCGGCTGTAAAAGCTTTAAAAAACCAAATTAAACTATTAACTTCTAAAAAAGTATTCACTGAGTAATGCCATACGTTAATATACCAGAATCGAAAGTAACTGCAGGGATTGCTAAACTTGTTGGCGAACTACAAGGACAGCTTAGTGATAAAGTTTACGCACTAGTAAACGACACTATACAGAAGGTTAGACGAGAAGCATGCCCTAGTTTACCGACAACACAAAGACTAGTTCAGAAAGTAAACGCTGTAAGCGGAAATATAAACAGTATATCCAGAAGGGTAAATAAGTTTAAAAAACTTGCTTCTACTATTTTAACCGTCGCCCAAACTATACAAACAGTAGTTAGATTGATTAAACTTTTAGCAGTTCCACAATCAGTACCACCTGGGTTTGGATTACCTGTTGGATTTTCATCTATTCAAGGAGATTTACTACATGCTGCAAAAGAAAAAATAAAACAATCTAAAGACGATGCTGCAGGAATACTTGCAGTTGTTCAAACACCTCAGGTAAATTTACAAATGTACGGTAGAATACTTAGTAGAGTGTCGACAGTACTTAACGGATGTAGATTAGAAGGAGTTTTAAGAAGAGAAGTACTTAGAGGTAATTTAAGAGAACAAACGTTAAAAGATTTAAATATTATAGACAAGGATGGACAATATATTTTTTCTAATATAGGTGCTAATTTATTTGAAAGTTTAGAGTTTGATAGAAGTGGTAATTTAAGAGACTACAACAGATACACAGAAAACAAGTTAAACAGAGACGAAGTACAAAGTAATGCTGACAATAATCTTTTATCCGCACTAACTACTTTAAACGGCACATCGCAAATATCTGATGATGTCAAATCTGTTATTAAAGAATTTTTAGACACAGTAAAAACAACACCAGATGTAGAGAAAAAAGATAACCCAGATTTATCCTATACTGCACCAAACGGAGAGGTGTTTGAATTAGCAATTGAAATTGACCCTACTTCACCTTCTATCGCACCAAGAAGGTTTGCAATAGCCAAAAATAAATTAGGTGCAACAGTTCTAAAAGGACCAAAATCATTTAGTTCATCAACTAAAGTACTTTTAGATGAATTAAAATTCAGATTAGATAATCAACTTTCTTAACCAAACTATTTATATATATGAAACTCGATCAACTTAGAAAAATTATAAGAGAAGAAGTGAGAGCTGCAGTTAAGGAGGAGTTACAAGAAGTAATGAATGAAGCAGTTAAGTATGCTTCGACTCCAACTAAAATGCAGGAAGTACCTAAATACCAACCTAAAAAATGGTCTATAGGTAAAAGTGCAACTTTAGACGAAATGCTGCAACAAACTGCCAACACAATGAGCGGTGATGACGCTAGAAATTTTGCAAATGCAGGACAGGTTACTAAACCAAATTTTGCAAAATCTATGGCCGGTAGTATGGGATTGACAGAAAATTCTGGACCAATGCCCGGTATTGACATAACTAAATTAGACTTTGTTTCGAAAGCTAAAGCCGTTTTTGATGCATCTATGAAAAAAGATAAAAGTAGAGGACTTTAATTATGCCATTTGAAGTAAAAAAGATTGACCCGTTAGATTTACAACCAAGAAAAGCTGTTGGTGTAAAACTACCATTTAGTGGTTTAGCTGTATTTAACTCAACATACACTACAGCAGACGCCATTAAAAACAATCTTATCAATTACTTTCTAACTGCAAAAGGTGAAAGATACCTAAACCCTTTATTTGGTAATGATTTACAAAATTTACTATTTGAAAACCTTACTCAAAACAAAGTAATACAAATAGATGCTATAATAAGAGCAGACCTAGAATTTTATTTTCCTAGAGTTGAAGTTGTAGAAATATCCACGACAGGTAACCCGGACACTAATTCAGTAGAATTTGCAATGTCTTACAAAGTTAAGGATACAAATATAGAAGATGAACTTTTAATAAATTTTGAACAGTAATGGCTGAGCAAAGAGACATAAAATACATTAATAGAGAGTTTTCTGACTTTAAGTCTCAGTTAATTGAATTCTCAAAACAGTACTTTCCGGACACATATAATGATTTTTCCGCTACGTCCCCTGGGATGATGTTTATAGAAATGGCATCGTATCTCGGAGATGTATTATCATTCTACCAGGACACCCAACTACAGGAGACGTTTCTACAACATGCTCAAAACCCTGAAAATCTATACACCCTTGCTTATATGATGGGATATAGACCAAGAGTGACTACAGCATCTGAAGTTGATTTAGAACTAACACAATTAGTAGATCCAGTTTTAGGTAGTAACATACCGGACTATAATCAAGCACTTTTTATTTCTGGAGGAGCAATAGCTGGAGCTAACGATGCCGATAGTACAACATTTATAATAGACGATGCAATCGATTTCAGTTTTAGTAGTTCATTTGACCCAACTGAAGTAACTATAGAAACTATAGATTCGGACACTAATTTACCATCCCAGTTTAAACTTAAAAAGACTAGAAAAGCATATTCTGCAACTATCAATACCACTGAGTTTAATATTACCTCTGCAGAAAAATTTCAAACAATCACTATAGAGGATGAGGATATTATTAGAGTGTTAGACATAGTAGACAGTGATGGTAATATTTGGTACGAAGTACCTTATCTTGCACAAGATACCATATTTGTTGAACAAACCAATACCAATACATATAACGACTTAGTACAAAGCACACTACAGTTGCAAAGAGTACCTAGAAGATTTGTATCTAGATTTACATCAAAAGGTGTACTACAGGTACAATTTGGTGCCGGAGTAGTTGATGCCAGGGATGATGAATTTTTACCAGACCCTACTACAATAGAAAAATTCACAACTGCATATCATGTTAATAAGTTGGACGTTGCATATGACCCTTCTAACGTGTTGTTTACTAGAACTTACGGATTAGCTCCTTCTAATACAACACTAACAGTAAGATACTTAACTGGAGGTGGTATCAGTTCAAACGTACCTGCAAATACAATTATTAACACAACTAATTTTGGTACCTTAACTGCTACAGATCTTTCTAAACAAAGCACATTATCAGTTAACAACTCCAAAGCAGCATCAGGTGGGAAAGATGGTGATACAGCAGAAGAACTAAGACAAAACGCTTTAAGAGCATTTTCAGAACAACAACGTACAGTAACTACTAATGACTACACAGTTAGAGCTTTATCAATGCCAACACAGTTTGGAGCTATTGCAAAAGCGTTTGTAACTAGAGAACAATTAGCTAATTCAGATAGAAGTGTTTTAGATAAAAACCCGCTAGCATTGTCTTTATATGTACTTTCATACGACAATGAAGGTAAACTTCAAAATGCTCCTACATCACTTAAGTCTAATTTAAAAAATTACCTATCACAGTACATGATGATAACAGATGCATTAGATATAAAAGATGCGTTTATTGTTAACATTGAAGTAAAGTACGAAGTACTCACCCTCCCTAATTACGCAGCAAGAGAAGTACTTACAAGATGTACTGATGAATTGAAAAAATATTTTGCTACAGCAAATAGAAATATTAATCAACCTATAAACCTATCAGCAGTAGGTACCTTATTAGATAAAGTAAAAGGTGTACAAACGGTTAAAAGTATAAAGATATCAAACAAAGCAGGAGGTAACTACTCACAGTACGCATATGACACTGAAGGTGCAACTAAAGACGGAGTAGTGTACCCATCGTACGACCCGTGTATATTTGAGGTAAAATACCCAGATTTAGATATTAAAGGACGAGTAACAGCAATTTAAGATGGCAGTATATAGAATTTACCCTGAAAAAGACACGTATATAAACAGTACTCCTACAGTTGCTGGACTGTATGGAAATGCTGGTCTAGACGAAATACTTGAAATAGCAGGATACCCAGACCCAACTGATCCAGCTACAGGCAGATCTAATAGAACACTAATACAGTTTAGATCAGCTGACATAACAAATGCTGTAAATAACGTTATTACAGGAAGTATTTCAGCTAGTATACACCTATCACTTGCTAATGCTAGTGAGTTACCATCTTCATATACAGTTGAAGCTTACCCTGTATCATCTTCATGGACTAATGGAACAGGTAGAGGTAACGATGCACCTGTAAATAGAACAGGTTGTAGTTGGAAGTATAAAGATGCAGGTATAACCGAATGGAGTACATTAGGAGGAGACTTTATCACATCATCAGTATCTGGCAGCGTGTTAAACGACCTAACTTCCAATCATGATTTAGATATAGATGTTTCTTCTATTGTTTCTTCTCACTACAGTGGTAGTTTAAGTAATAACGGTATACTTCTAAAATTGGAAGATGCATATGAGAATTACACAACACAGTCTATTAGTCTAAAGTATTTTAGTAGTAATACTAATACGATTTTTCCTCCATATTTAGAGTTTAAATATAATGATACGGTATGGTCTAGTACTTTATCGCAACTAAGTACCGATGTAGCAACTATATCAATAAAGAACAACAAAGAAGTTTATTCTGAAAGTGACGTTGTAAAATTTAGAATTTCAGCAAGACCTAAATATCCAACCAGAACCTACACTACAGGTTCTATTTACTTAACCGAATACAAACTACCTCAAAACTCTTACTACGGAATTAAAGATGAATTTAGCGGAGAAATGATAGTTGATTTTGATCCTATATACACTAAAATTAGTGCAGATAACACCAGTAGTTACTTTAATATTTATATGGATTCTTTTCAACCTGAAAGACATTATAGACTGTTAATTAAAAGTGTAATAAACGGAAGCACAACAGTATATGACAATAAAAACATCTTCAAAGTAGTAAGACATGGCTAACGAGGTAAAAATAAGAAAGACCGTATACAATAAGGAACAGTTTGAAAAAGTTGTAGATAATAACTTTACTACTTTTACACAACCTGTTGACGAGGATACAGAAATAGGAGTCTCAGAATTTTTTGAAAATTATAGAAGGTTATATTTTGAA